CGGCTGCGGCAAGCTCTAGCAGAGAGCCGAGGTACTTCACGCCTGCACCTGTGCTGTTGGTAAGAGAGACGGCAACCGCAGTGGCAAGAGGCTCGGCGGTTGTGTCGAGAGCAAAGTCATCCATGGTGGCAGAACCAGCGGCGGAGACGGTAATGCCTGAGATATACCCACGGAGCTTGTGGTTTTCTCTGTCGTACTTCCAGACAATCCCGGAGCCGTCATTGGCGTCCGCGAGGACAATATCTTCGATGGAGACGCGGAGGCCCCAGGAGAGAGGGGAGGTAGGAAGGGGGACACCACCTGCGGCAAGAGGATACGTCAAGGTACCATTTCCAAAAGCGATCTTGACGGTGTTCGTGCGGGCGCGGGCGGTCCTGCGGACCTTCTGGACGGTGAGTGTGACATCTGTGGAGGCGAGGTCGGCCATATATGTCCTTGCAGCAAGGGGGCCGAAGCCCCCCGCTCGAAAAGGCTAGGTAGTTGCTACCATCGTCATTGTACTAGCAAGCTGGACGATGTTGTCGGGGTCTTCCCAGACAGCCTCGACCCAGAAGCTAATCTTGGCTTCGTCTACAGACGCGGAGGCATCCGTGACTTCGACCACGACTTCTTGGCCTGGGTAGACCGTGAAGGGGGTCGTGAGTTTGTGATAGATGACCTTGGAGACGGAGCCAGCCGTGATGGTATGGCTCGTAGCCAAATTAATGGTAAACACCGTGCCATCAGTACGGTTGGTGTCCGAATCGCGGGTGAGGCGAAGATCACCCTTAATCACCCCTGCATCTCCTGGGGTCGCGTCGATAGCGACGGCAACCATGTGGATGAGGTGGGGGACACAGAGGGGGGACCAGAAGGCTTTGTCCCCCGTAGACGTTAAGTCGAGTACGGCAGTCCCATTGGTCATAGGGACTTCGTAACGTGCGTTTGTATACATGGGACGCTTTCCTTAGGTAGAGGTGACATGGACAATGCGGTTTTCCCCTGCGGAAGCCGTGTCCCACACAATACTAAACTCGTAAATGCCATACCAGGCCACAGCTTGGCGGCGGTCAAAGTCATCGGGGACTGCCATGCGGAGGGTGGGGCTGAGGGCTTCCACGAGGACCACGGCATCGTCACCGAAGATGACGCCTTCGCCGAGGACGGAGCCCGTACCCACGATATTGAGACCACCTGCGGTGACTGCGGTGCCACCGTGGTTCGACTCGACAAAACGAATACCTTCTATCTTGCCAACTTCGGAGTTGAACTTCGCCTGGGGATTCACATACTGATTCCAGAATTCCCAATCGGGGTCATCTTTGATCCCACGAAGTCCTTTGGTACGGAAGATACCCACATAGTTGCTGCCATCCACCGTGGGGGCTTTGAAGGTGTCGTACAGGATGTCTCGGATGGCACCTGCGTGGTACACATTCATGTTTGCCAGAGCAGCGGTGGGGGCAGTTCCGTTGGTTGCGGTCGAGGCGCTGGAGGCACCCGTTGGGACGTACTTGTAAAGGGTCTGCTTGAAGGCTCGACAGGCCCGGATGTCTAAAGCGAGGCGCATGTCCTCTTTGAGCTTCATCTGGACCGTGTTCTTCAGGTTGAACTGGCTGAGGTCCCTTGCAAAGCTGGTGAAAGGCACTGCGGCACCGAACTCACTGACGGTGACGACCTTGCCAGTAACCGTATGTGCTTTCTCGGGGATACGCTCAGTCTCTGAGAGGGAATAATCGATGCTCTCGGTCATGTTGGAGATACGGGGGTAGGTGACAGACTCGCCTGCACCCTTGCCGAAGCCGCTCTCAGTGGAGACATGCTCCACAAAGACACACTCGGCAATGGCTGCCATATAGAGCTTCTTACTGAGGTAGGAGGTCTTCAGGGCACCCGTATTGGGTACGCCGGAGGCCCATGTAAAAGTAGGCATTGCTATTTCTTCTCTGGAAAGTTGAATTGGGCGTGACGCCGCTTCTCCGCCTGCATCGCTTTGATGGAGGCTTGGAGAGAGCCTGTCTCCTCCTTGGGAGGGGCTTTTTGCTGGCGTGGTTGACTTGTACGGGCAGGAGGTGAGTCCACTGGGCGGTCAGAGGTGGTAGTCCGTCGCGTCACTCGGGGTGTATCTCCGTTTAGAAGGGAACGGGTCGCCTCGGCGAGATAGGCACGGCCTTCCTCTGCGCTCATGTAGCGCATCTCATTGAGCCTTTCATTCAGCACAGCACGCACGATGGTATCCTTCCCGGCAAGATCAGGGTTCTCGGAACGGAAGTCAGACCAGAACACACGCTGGGCTTCTCTCCGGTCGAGTTCCTCTACAAGTTCCTGACGGAGCTGGCGCTCTTTGATCTCCCACATCTTCGAGGGAGCAGCGTACCATTCGGTGTCAGGGTCCTGTGGGTCTGGGGGTGCTTGCTGCTGGCGGGGAGGGGTCTGTTGGAGGGCTTCACGTCTGATACGCTCAGCCTGCTCGGTGAGCTGGCGGACGTAGGACGCATTGCGCTCGTCCCAAACCTGGGCAAGATGCTCAGGCATCTCGTACTCATCGCCATTGAACTTGCGTGTGACCATACGAACTTCGGATTGGGGTTCTTCACCTGATTCAATCGGGAGTTCTTGGCCTTCATCCTCAGTGGGGAAATCTTCCTGATCCACTTAGTTTTCCTTTGGGTTGCGGAGGCGTTCTTTGACATCAGCGAGTGCGAGGCGGAGGCCAGCGATAGTGGCTATCCCCGCCTGAGCGGCCTCTGGAGTCAAAGTACCGTTGTTATGAAAATGAATCATACTTTTGAGCGTCTTCTCGACACGCTCTTCGATCACATTGGAAAAGAGAGCGAGAGGACCAGAGGTGGGGAGCACTTCAATCATACGGTCTCAGTCCAGAGGGAAGCCACAAACCAGAGCCGAGGGCTTCCTTCTCTTCGGCTTCCCGGAGCTCGTCGCGCAGCATATGAATGATGCCGAGGGATTTATCCATCGCGCGCTTCAGGAACTGAAGCATGGGTACGACATCGGTTATGGTATCGTGGTTCGCGGTATACCACTCGGTATGGTCGTTGAGGGCTTTGTCGAGGGCGTTCACGTCCTTACGTACTCCCTTGAGGTCGATGAGGCGATTCCTCAGACCGTGCAGAAGAAAAAGAAGACCATCAGAAGCAAGACGGAGAAAATGAAGGCAACTTGTGGGGGTGACAATCCGGCTCTGCTGGGTCCGGTACCATAGCACGTAATCCTCTAAACACTCATCGAGATTTGAGTACCTGTCCTTGAGTTCCATTTAGAGACCTTGAGGGGGTTGATTCATTTGAGAGATTTCGCCCTGGACTTGCTGGGTGGGGGAGCCGGGTTCTGTGGTGACACCAGGGATTTGGGACTGCTGCATGCCCTGGGCTCCACTCGCTGAGGACATGAAGAGGGGGAACTCTGCGAGGCGGTCCTGGAGGGTCTTGATCTCATCTGGGGTCATTTTGAAGTCGTCTGGGTTTATGTTGAGGCATTTGAAGAGGTAATTCAAGAGCTTCTGGGGGCTTGCGTTGTTCATGAAGGTCTGGAGGAGGACAGGGGACTGTCCAAGGGCTGCGATCACACTCATGATCTTCTGGAAGTCCCGAGTGCGGGCAACCATCGAAGACAGACCAGTTACTCGGAAGGAGGCACCCTGCGCATACATGACGTAGCGCCGGGCTGCTGACATTTGTTGCAGTGCTTGGGCAGCTTGGGGGCCAATGCATCCGACAATATCCTCCTCATTCCAGTCGTCGCAGTTCTGAAGCATCGTGAGCCAAGCAAGATGGAGGACTTTCTGAATGAAGGAAACCTCCAGTGTCGAGATGATCGAGTCAAAGAAAAGACTTGTGGACTGGTCAGCACTGGCGACTGCGGTGGCAGAGACATCCTTCCTGGGGGTCTGGCCCTTGGCTGTGTCCGTCATCATCGAAGCAGCAGAGAACTCACGGTCGAGGAGCTGGTAGGTGGCGAGGGCGTCCTGGGGGACGCCTCCTGTGGTAAGCTGCTGCATGAAGGCTTCGCCGTCTGGGAACTCCTCCTTCACAAAGCCTACCGCGCCCTGGGGAACGCCATTGTCGAAGTCTTCGGGGTTCTCAAGAGCACTCTTCTTGACTTGACGGACACCCCAGACCGCGCCAATCCCAGCATCGACAATCAAATTAAAGAGTTCGTTCATGGCGAAGTTGATACGGACTGCATAGTCAAAGAGGGCTTTGTGGAAGACCGAGAAGGGGACACGAAGCAGGGGAGCGACGACAAAAGGACTCATCTGGTGCCAATACGGGTTGGCGGCTGGGCGCTTAATCAGGTACTTGCGGTTGGCTATCGCGGCATGCACATTGCGGTGGGCTACCGAACCATCGGAGTCCAGAAGGGTACCCCAGAACTCCAGGACTTCCACCCTCTTGCGGAAATGCGGGGTGTTGCCCTCCGGTTCATCTGTTTGGCGCTCTTTCTCACGCTCCACTTCGCTGTCTTCGTAGTGTGTGGCATCCTCCGCGAGTAGACGGACTTCTTCCGGGTCATACTCTGGGTAGTCCCCCTCAGAACGCTCAATCACTTCATGGAGGTCAAGATAGGTGCGCTGTATCTCGAAGAGACCCGCGCCTTCTGGGTCTGGGAAGTGGTCTTCGTCACGGATAAGCTCGACACAGAGACGCCAGATACGGCCTTCTTCAAATTCGAGGGTTTCTTTGGAGGTGGAGCCGAGGAAGCTCTGACCAGTGAGAGGGTCCTGCTGGACTTGGGGCTCTTCCACGGTTTTGACGACTGGGCGGCGGGTGGTCACGAAGCGGCCACAGACCTTGGCGATCATACGAGGGGCGAGTGCCCCGGCTTTGACCCCATCCCCGATCAAAGTCGGGAAATCGAGGCATCCTGGAGCGATTTGGAGGGGGTCCTCCAGGCGGTGGCGCATGAGCTTCACGACATCAGCATCTGTAAGAGGCCCACCCACGATGGCTGGACTGGGAGTCAATTCAACTGAGAAGTAATCCCCAAAAGAGGTAAGGCCCTTCCGAATAAATGCGCCGAACTGCTCGACTGCCATGGCTGTTTTGGGGAGGAACTCAGACGACTGACCGGGAATCTTATTGGAGGTGTCCTGGCGGCAGTGGGCTGCGTCGTAGTTCACCTCATTCATGTCGTCGCGGTGTCTCCGGGCTTCCTCGGAGTCGTCAAACATGGCGAGGATGGCCTGGACGACCGAGAGATTGTCGTAGGCCGCGACAGGTTCATCCCCTGTGAGGTACGAATCGGCAGGAGCTTGGGCTCCATCGTCCTCTTCTAGCTCAATCTCGGGAAAGTCAGCGGTTAGCTCGGGCATATTTCTCTTCGAGAGCCTGGAGAGGGCTCCGATAGGAGGGAAGTTTGGTTCGAGAGGCGTTCTGCCGGATTTCGAGGTGCATCAGACAGGTTGGACAAACATCGAAACCCCGAAAAGAGGCCGGAAGTGTCTTCCAACACCTATGGCAGTAGGGAAGATCAGCGTTCTGAGAGGACGTTTCGACTTCCAAAATTGTATCCTGGGAGTTTCATGGTCGGATGACCGTGGGACCCCCCTGTGTCGCGCATGCGGTCACTGGAACGGAGGGCTG